GTCGGGCCTGAAGGTATGTCGTTCTCCCCCGAGGGGAGCGCCACTATCCGCGTTCAAAAGAGGGAGTTCCTCGGAGTTTTGCGCGCCGATGCTCTAGCACCGGCCGAATTCAGCCAAACACAGTATCGTTTACAGTCGACCGACGGAAACACCTTTCCATGGCTTGCCGGTATTGCCGAGCACTTCACGGAATGGGAGATCCAAGGCGCTGTAGTGTCATACGAGAGTACGTCAAGTAACTACTCCGCTAGTATGGCACTCGGTACCGTCGCTATTGCCACACAATACAACTCCAATGAACTTCCATACGCAGATATGACCCAGATGCTTCAGTCAGCTTTTCATACTCGCGGTAACCCCAGCGAGGACCTTGTACACGGAATCGAATGCGATCCCGCGCTACAGGCGAGTGAGAGGCTGTATACTAGGCGTCCAGGTACCAAAGGACCAGCGAATCTTTACGACCACGGTGTCGTCACCATTGCCACTGAGGGTCTACCGACCCTGGCAGCCAACGAGGTAATTGGGAGACTCTATGTCACATATGACATTGAATTGAGTCTTCCAGCGCTACCGATCTCAGCTCCCTTCGCCAATTTGGAAGGCGTGTGTTCTCAAGGAAATATTCCCCCCACACAGCCCCCACTTGGGCCTAGCACTGCGATCACAGCCAAAACTGGCTCACCACTGACCTTCGGTCAGACAGCTGGCGACAACATCCTCCTGATGGGTGCTGCCACCGGGCCAGTCGTGCAACCCAGTCTTACTCCTGCACAGGAGAATAATCTGGTTGCATGGCTTAACGACTCCACACTCACAGTTGACAGTCAGTACATGAGCTTCGCTCGTGCTGGTCGTTATCTGATCCGTGTTGGAATCTCCGCCTGGACCGCATCCGGAGACCCCGGCGCTGCTGCAATCACTGCAGAGGCCGTCGGCGGACTCAGCTTCACCACCTTCAACTACCTCGTGTCGAACAACGCTGGGTACGGTGACCGCGCCTTCCTTTTCAACGTTGATGTTGTTATCCCCGGTTCTAGCCTTCATTTCAAGAATGGTGACGTCAGTACACACACTGCCCTTACCACGATTTATGTTTGCTGAGAGCCGACCCCCCCCCACTTAGCCCGCACTGCTGCGGCCCTGAG